TATAGCTTTCAGGCAGTTTTCAACAGCATCCATGACCATCTCTTCGCGATATGTGTAGCGAATAAAATTGGCTTTGTGTGACAAACCCTCAGCGATTCGTAAGAAGCACTGTGCTATGTAATCAGGTACTTTTGGAATTTCTGTCTTTTTGATTTTAGCTTCGTCAACTACAGTGACGTAATCTACGACGGCTTGAGAAAAGTCAGCATTATTTACGTAATGTATGCTAGCTCGTCTTTGTCGCGCCATAATAAATCTCCTTCAAAAAATATAATAATATTATACCATTTCTCGCAGCAATTGTATATAGTTAAATTATCTTTTAAGTGCGAAAAAAAGTGGTGTACACGATGCATTTTTTATGGTATAATAAACTGTAGTTTAGGGAGCGGGGATACTACTAATGCATCGTGTCCTTAGGTTTAAATCGTACAACGTTTTCCCCTAAGTCTTCTTCGGATTCTTCTTCATTTTTATTGAGGTGATATTGAATATAGTCTTCCAACTCGTCGTCATCCATTTCTCCCATTTCATCCATATCAAAGTCCGTCTTCTTAATGCTCTGAAATTTCAAAAGCTTTGCAATCGTCGAGGCGTAATGCTTAAGCAAAGCTTCAGATGGTGTTACTTCACCAATTATATGAGAAGCGTTAACAGTATGCAACAATTCTGGATTATCCGCAAATCCCATCCACGGACGGAACGCAAAAAATCTTACGCCTTTCTCAACATCTTCGCCTTGAAGGAGCCTTAGAGGAGCGCGCATAATCATTGCGCTGTTGTCATCAGAATCCCATTCAAGTACTTCACATATGATTTCGTCATCATTTGTAAGTTTGAACTGTTTGATAGCTGGTGTCTTCATATCTGAACCTTGTAAGTTTTATTGTTAAACTTTTCTTTTTTGTATATTCTGAGTCTTTCATCAGAATGTAGCATTGCAAAATTCTTTCCTAAGTTATCTATTACGTCGTAAAGAGTTGTTGGTTCATTGTTATCTGACTTTCTTAGTCCTCGTCCAATCGATTGAAGAACTCTGATCTGGCTCTTCGAAGGTGACGCAAAGATAATATTGTGTAAATTCCTAATATTAATACCGGTACTAAAAGTACCCAGAGATGCGACAATGATAGCATTTTTTTGTTTCTCCACAATACCGCGAATTGCTTCACGATCCGAAGTTGCTACTTGACCTGAAACAAAGAAAACCTTTCTACCTTCTTCTACCTTAGTATTTATACTTTCAAACAAGGGTTTACCGTGTTTCTCAACATAGTTAAATAACACTAAAGTATTACCTTTTTGATCGCATGCCAAGTTGGTTAAGAACTTGTTTCGTTTTTCATTTCCCACGATCCATTCAATTTCCTCCTGATACGTTTTCGTACCAAAGTCCCGTTTGGCTTCTTCACCATAATCAAGAACGATTCTCTTGATGTCCAGTTGAGCCAAGGTGTCATTATCCTGTAAAGCTTTTGTAGTGGTAACATTAAAAATCTTTCCAAATAGTCCCTGTAATACAAGCTCATGTGTCTGCGTCCCATCTAATGTTCCTGTTGTTCCAAAGCGGTATTCCGCTTCTGTTGCTTTATTCATTATCTGCATAAGCGATTTTGATTTAAATCCATGGCACTCATCTCCAATAACCATACCAAATTGCTCGAACCATGCGCGTGGTAGCTTGTAAATAGATTGCCAAGTAGATACTACAATCGGAGCTCCAGGATCTTTTTCTTTACCAGAGTATATTTTATGTATAAGTTTATCAGGGCATCCGTAACTTTCAAAATCAGATGTCATCTGTTCTACAAGCGACGTCGTCGGCACAATAAGCAATACTCTTTGTTGGCTATCACCACGTAATACACCGAGGAAATACGATAGTAGCACGTAAATAATGAGTGATTTGCCAGAACCCGTAGGAGATACTAACACCACTCTTCTTTTACGCAATCCTTCCATCACACCAAGAAACTGATAGTCACGAAGCTTGAAAGGTAGATTCATCTTTTCAATAAATCTAATAATTTCTTTCGCTTCTACATTATCTTCAGCATGTGGCATTCCGTAAGAAGTACGAATAGGTTCAACGTTATATCCACGCGTCAAACAAAATTGAATTAAGTGATAGACAAGTCCAGCCGGTAGTTCACCAGATCTCTGGTCAAACAAACGAATCTTTCCATCCCATACTCTTCTGCGATATGCCGGCATAAACTTATATCCAGGCACATAGAAACTAAAAAATTCGTTTAGTTCCTGCGCAGCAGCATAGTCGCAATCAATATGAAGATTTGCGTGATTTAGTTTCCGGACTCGAATTGCTTCCATTTAATGATGTTACCTATCGTTTGATGTCGCCACTTAATAGTATCTACTATTTCCGTAAGAGTAGATACCACGGTCTTCCAATATTCAATAAGTTCTTCTGATTTCTGTATCTCAGGATCTGAATCATAATAGTGATCCATATCACCTTTCATAATCTTAAGACCATTAAAAGGATCTGGATCCCAACCTTTTTCAATGACTTCTTCTTGAGACATCTTGCCATTATACCACAACCACTTTTCTTTAAGCAATGACTTTTGCTTTAACTCAGCTCGTTTCAATCTGAGTTTTGACTGTGATAATAGTTCGAGATATTTTGCGTGAAGTAGTGGTGTGTTACGAGATGTTTCGTCTAATCTCATATTGTCAATACCGCAATCCTCTCTCCACTCTTCGAGGATCTTTTCAAGTTCAATCATAATATAACTCCATCGTGTAGTATTATATATTCTATTTTCTCATACGGCTATACATCTTTTCGCCAAGTAGATTGCCTGCATCAAAGTCTTGCATGTAATGAAAACCTGCTAGCACTCTGCCATATCCACATTCTTTTGCAGCTTCAATCAAATTTTCTTTGTGCTGTGGATGTTTCGAGGCCATGTGTAATCCTACGATTATTGACTGTGCTGCGTGGCCACTAGGATATGCTGGTGTTTTATTGGTAGTGCTTTCCATAGGCTTAATAGAATTATCGTGCTTGTGTGGTCTAATTAAATCAAATTTATTTTTATAATGCATAATAGTTGGTATGGCCTGATCAGACATACGTTGCATTTCTTCAGAATCATGTTCTAATTTATTTTTCTTACAGTATTGTTCTATAGCATAAAACGTACGTTCATCATGCATACGAATCGAGCGCTCGTTCTCTGCCGTACGTGTTTTCATTAGTTGTTTTAATTTTTCGCAAGCTGCGTCTAAATCAAAGTTTGGACCAGGCAGTGTTATATCCGTTATAGGTTCTTTTGGAAAGAACTCTTTGTTTTCCAATAAATCTTTAAAGCCTATCATTACTCAAACTCAAAGTAAGTAAATCTAAAAGACACTGCGAATGTAATAAACTCTGTACCTGAAGCAGTTGATTCAAAATTAATATCTCCTAACGCTACAGGGCAGCATTCAAAGTATCTTATTTGTTTAGTTTGGTTATTGTGGCTTGACAGAATAGAAAGCGTAATATCTGAGTATGTAGGAGCTTGTGCACTTGTCCTATTTATTGCTCTCACTGGAACATTATCGACAACTCTACGAATCCATGAATACATTTCATTATAGCCAGTCATATCCTCATCTAGAATAATATTACAACTTAATTCGTTGAATGTTAATGTACCACCTACAAATGGTACACCTGCAATTTTTCTAAACGGAACCTCTGATGGACTTAAGATCATACCCGGGTGTGTAACTGTTTGCGCAAAATATTCTAAGTTAGGATAGTTGTCGCGATCAATAACCAACTTATACGAGGTTGGTTGTAAGTAATTTAAATTGGAAGTTAGATTTGCCATGTATCTATTTATACAACTTGTCAGTAAAAAAAGAGGGGACCGAAGCCCCCTCTAGTTTATCAAGATCGCGTTTCTTATGTGAGGATGTTGTCCACACGGAAGATACGGTAGTACTGGTTAGTACGTGCACTTGCAAGACCGTTTGCTGGAGCTGATCCAACGAATGGGTTTGAAGCCATTCCGTAACGAGTCTTGAAGCCAATCTTTGGCTGGAAGGTATCTTCACCGACCGCACGAACCATTGTTAGTGGTACGTATGGGCAGTAGAATACGCCTGCGTCGTATGGGTTAGTACCCTTATAACCTACGTTAACGTAGTCTGCTTCGGCATACGGGTCAATGTAGACACGTGTACGGCCGTTCAGTACACCAGCGAATGTGTTGCCGGTGTCATCTACTTGCAAGTTAGTTGACATTGCAGGTGTGTAATCCAACATGCCGGAAGCTGCCAAAGCCGAAGCTACGTCAGACGAACAGATGATGAAGTTACCTTTACCTCTACGAGTTTCTTTTGCGATCACATTTGATTCACGCTCGAGTTGGTAAATCAAGCCTTTGAACTTTTCAACTGACCAACGACCGTCTGCATCGTTAGTCAAGCTAAAGATACCTTTGGTGTTGATGTTTGACTGGCGGCAACCAATCTTAGCTTGTGAGTTGATTGTACGAATCACTTCACGGTTAATTTCAGCCAAGATTTCAGTTGATAGAATGTTGGCCAACTCTGTCTCAGCGTCAAGACCGTGGATTGCTTTCAGGTCTTGTGCCAGTTCCAGAGTGTATTCTGCTTTCAGCGCCCGTGACTTGGCAGTCACCGTTGCTTTTTCGATGGTAAAGCCCATCTCTGCGAATGACTCAGTTGCACCACCGAGAGCTTCAGCTTCGGCTGTTTCGTATGCATCACCGAGGTAAGGTGCATATGTTGTGCCTGAGTCGACCAGTGATCCACCACCGTCTGTATCAGATGCGCCTGACAAACCGGATGGACCTCTTGAGCCGTTACCAGTTGTGGCAGAGTCGCCTGAATATCCGACAGGTGCTTCGTTGAACAGTGCTTCGTCACCGTCAGATACACCAGCTTTTGTCTTTTGGAATGTTGACTTCATGGCGAAGATCAGGCCTGTTGGGCCAGTCATTGGCTGAACACCGCAGACATCATAAGCCATCAAGTTAGGCATTGCACGACGAACAAGAGCAATCAGTACTGGATTCCAGTTGGCACCAGTTGTACCATGGGCTGCACCAGTTACAGCTGCGTTAGTGTTGGTTTCAGCCAACATACCTTCTTCGCGAAGTGCAACTTCTTGGTTTTCCAGAATAGCAGCAGTTACTGCTTTCCGGTGCGCGTCTTTGATGGTACCAGCAGATTCTTCATTCAGAACTGGTGCCCATTTTTCGACGAGCTTATCGTAAGAAATTACGTTTTGCATCTTTAGGACTCCCTATTATTTAGATGTACGTTTGATGGCATTGAGGTACTGTGACATCGAGTCTGAAGCTTCAGCAGTAAATGCATCTTCTTCATTCACAATCTCTTCGTCAGTAGACTTCGCAGCCTTTGTAAAGTAAGACTCTTTTACTGTACCGACTTTTTCAGCAAAGGTTTCTTCGCTTTCAAAATCAACATCAGCTACAAGAGTTTTAAGTTTTTCGACTTGAGTTTCTGCAAGATCCTTTGACGCTTCGCGAATGATTGCTTCACGCTTGTAGGCTTCCAGTTCCTCTGCCATTTCGATGGCTTTACCGGTTGTGTCGTTGAGCTTCTCTTCGAGTTCTTCAACTTCAGCAGCCAGTCCGTCAACTAGGTCGACTTTAGACTCAGGTACTTCGATGTAAGATTCTGTGAACAGATCTTTAAGATTGTTCATGAACTTCTCAGCAATCTCAG